CAACAAACTCAATATTATTGATCAGGATACCATACTTGAAATATCTACTTTCGTAGCTCGAGGACAATCATACGAAGCATCTAATGGAAATCATGATGACTTAATGATGAATCTTGTTATGTTTGGTTATTTCTCTTCTACTCAGTATTTTGGTGATATGACAGATATCAATCTCAAAGACATGATATTCAAAAAACAGATGAAAGAAATAGATGATGATATGGTGCCGTTTGGTTTCATTGATGATGGAGAAGATTATATTCGTGATCTAGAACAAGAAAATTATCCTTGGTCTATAGAGTATGATGAAATTTAAATTATTATAAATAATAGTAAATGTTGAAGATAACCGTATTATGATAACATATAATTAGTAACCGAAAAAGGAAAAAGAAATGGCACTATTTACACCGTCCGAATCTCCTGCGGTTGTCGTCAAAGAAATAGATCTGACTGGAGGTGTGCCAAATGTCCAGTCAACTACCGGCGCTATCGTAGGCAATTTCCGTTGGGGTCCAGTTGAGCAAAGAACTGCAGTTGCAAATGAAGCGCAACTAGTAGAAACTTTTGCTTCACCAGACACTGTCAACACAATCGATTTCCATAGTGCAGCATACTTTCTGCGCTATTCTAGCTCAATGCAGATTGTCAGAGAAGTCACTTCAGTAGCAAAAAATGCTGTAAGTACTACTGGACAAACTGGCGCAGCTACTCCTCCTGCAGAATTAGTTAAAAATAAAGATGATTTTGATGCTCAACTATCAGCATTAGATTCAGATGCACACACATTTGTAGCTAAATATCCAGGCATTCTTGGTAACTCTTTAAGAGTTTCTTTATGCCCTGCAAATGATTCTGCTTTTGACGCATGGACATATAAGTCATCATTCGATGCAGCTCCAGATACTAGCGCATATGCTACTGGAAAATCTGCAACTGATGATGAAGTTCATGTTGCAGTCGTAGATATTAACGGTGAATTTTCAGGAACTGCTGGCACAGTTCTAGAAACATTCCCATTCTTATCACAGGCATCTGATGCTAAGAATACTGATGGTACAGTCAACTATGTTAAAGATGCGATCAATGATCGTTCTTCATATGTGTGGATGGTTGGATTTGATTCTGACTATTCATTTGGCGGTACTGCAGCAACAAGTGGTAAAGACTTTAATTCATTAGTAGCTTCTACTAATTATGACTTTACACAAGGTGTTAATTCTGCAGCATTAACAACAACAGAGTTTGCAACAGGACATGATCTTTTCGAAGATAAAGACATCATCGAAGTTGATTTCTTGATTGCACCGGGTATGTCATCAACTACTGATCAAACAACAGTCGTTAATGATTTAATCACCACAGCTCAATCTTTACGCAAAGATTGTGTGGTCGTTACTTCTCCGGCACGCGATGATATTGTTAATCTAACAAATCCAGCAACTATCACAACAAACGTTGTGGCAACTGCTAACACATTCACTAACTCATCTTACCTAATCATGGATGGCAATTATCTTAAAGTCTATGATAAGTATAATGATCAGTACATTAATATCCCTGCTGCTTCTTCAACTGCAGGTCTAATGGCTGCTACTGATTTAAACAGAGCTCCTTGGTTCTCACCAGCTGGTTCTCGTCGTGGTCAGTATTTAGGTATCACAGCAATTGGATGGACACCAACAAAAGCTCAAAGAGATACTCTCTATAAAGCTAGCGTTAACCCAATCGCTAATATCCCAGGCCAAGGTGTTATCCTCTTCGGAGATAAGACTAAGCTAAATAGACCATCTGCTTTCGATCGTATTAACGTTCGTAGATTGTTCCTTGTTCTTGAAAGAGCAATCAGTAGAGCAGCTGAGCAAGTTCTATTCGAATTCAATGATGAATTTACAAGAGCAGAATTTGTTAATATCATTGAGCCAGTATTAAGAGAGATTAAAGGTAGACGTGGTATCACTGACTTTAAGGTAGTTGCAGATGCAACAAATAACACCGCAGAAGTTATTGATCGTAATGAGTTTATCGCTAATATCTTCATTAAGCCAGCTCGTTCCATCAACTATGTCACTCTGAATTTTGTGGCAGTTCGAACTGGTGTCGACTTTGAAGAAGTCGTTGGCACAGTTTAATAGCGCAGTAGGAGAAATAAAATGGCAGTATTAGGAGTTGATGACTTCAAATCAAAGTTACGTGGTGGTGGCGCTAGACCTAATCTATTTAAAGCAACCATTAACTTTCCAGCATATGCTGGTGGAGATCCAGAATTAACATCTTTCTTGTGTGAAGCTGCTGAGCTTCCTGGCTCTACAATGGGGACAATTGTTGTTCCTTTCCGTGGACGTCAGTTGAAAATGGCTGGTGATCGTACATTCGCAGAATGGACAGTTACTATCATTAATGACACAGACTTTGCAATTCGCAATGCAATGGAAAGATGGATGAATGGCATGAATGCACATTCAGCAAATACTGGTTTAGCTTCACCTATCGCATATGAAGCAGATCTAAAAATTGAACAGCTTGATAGAGCTGGCGCAGTTGTAAAAGGATATACCTTTAGAGGTGCATTCCCAACTGATCTTTCAGCAATCGTTGTTAACTACGCAACAACAGATGATATTGAAAGATTTACAACTACATTCCAGTATCAGTACTACGATTCAGTAGATCCTATCACTACGAGCTAAGATAAATACTAGGCGGAGGCAAGATTATTTGCCTCCGCTCGCTAGGAGATAATGATGGCAGAAAACAGTAGAAGTGTAAAGCTTTTTGGTTTTGAAATCAAAAGAGCTGAAACAGAAGATCCAAAGAAAAAACCTTCTATCGTACCTGCGCGTGATGATGATGGAGCAGGGTATGTTACTGCATCCGGATCACATTATGGGCAATACATTAATATGGATGGTGATGATTCGAAAGATAATTACCAATTAATTATGAAGTATCGTGGGGTTGCAATGCACCCTGAAGTTGATATGGCAATTGAAGATATTGTTAATGAATCTATTGTTGGCAGCGAAACTGATCAATCAGTTACTATTAACTTAGATAGTGTTGAAGTTGCTGATAATGTTAAAAAAACAATTACTGAAGAATTCGATAACATTTATGGTATGCTTAATTTTAATGAGCTAGGCCATGATATTTTTAGAAGATGGTACATTGATGGTAGAATCTACCATCACTTAGTTGTAAATGAGACTCAGCTTAAAGCAGGAATCTTGGAAATTAGACCAATTGATTCCGCTAAGATGCGTAAAGTAAAACAGATTAAAAAGAAAAAAGATCCTGTCACTGGTGCTAATCTTATTGAAAATGTAGATGAGTATTATATTTATCAGGAAAAACCAGGGCAAACTAATTCTGGTATTAAACTAACAACTGATTCAATACAGTATACTACATCAGGTTTACTTGATGAAAATCGCAAAAAGATTTTATCTTATCTTCATAAAGCGCTTAAACCACTAAATCAATTAAGAATGATGGAAGACTCACTAGTTATCTATCGTTTGGCTCGTGCTCCAGAACGTAGAATCTTTTATGTTGATGTAGGTTCATTACCACGCGGTAAAGCAGAACAATACATGAAAGATATCATGACCAAGTATCGTAATAAACTTGTTTATGATGCTTCTACTGGGCAAATCAAAGATGATCGTAAACATATGTCAATGCTGGAAGATTTCTGGTTACCTCGCCGTGAAGGTGGTAGAGGAACAGAGATCTCTACACTACCTGGTGGTGAGAATCTAGGTCAGATTGATGATGTTCTTTTCTTCCAAAAGAAAGTTTATAAATCATTAAATGTGCCAATTACTAGATTGGAACAAGAATCACAGTTTAGCCTAGGTAGATCTACAGAGGTAAATAGAGATGAGTTAAAGTTCCAAAAGTTTATTGACAGACTTCGTATGAGATTTTCACATCTTTTCTATGGTATTCTTAAGAAACAATTAATTCTTAAAGGTATCTGCACAGAGGAAGATTGGGAAGGTTGGAAGAATGATATTACAGTAGATTTTGTAAAGGATAATCACTTTACAGAACTTCGTGATGCAGAGGTAATGAGAGAAAGAATCCAAACTCTTGACATGTTGCAAAACTATGTTGGTGAGTATTTTTCAAAGGAATGGATTCAAAAGAATATTCTTATGCTTTCTGAAGAAGATGTTGAAAAAATGAAAAAGCAAATTGCTGGTGAAGAAGCCGAAGCACCTAATGAAGAACCAGAACAACAGGCACAACCTGCTGGTCAAAAATTTGAATTAAAACCTGTACAAGGAGATGACAGTGAGTGAAGTAGATACTATTGATAATGAGGTAGATAATGATTTACCTCCACCACATATCCAAGATATGATCCAACATGCAATGGATAATGAATATACAAAAGCAAATAATGTTTTTAATGATCTAATGACTGTAAAGTTAAATGACATTTTAGATCAAGAAGAAGTTCGATTGGCTGACACAATCTATAATGGAGCCGAAGATGAGGATATTGAAGACGAGGATGACCAACTCGAACTTGACCTTGAAACAGAGGATGAGCTTGAATCGGAAGATGAGGATGATGAGGAAGACGACGAAGTCGAAGATAATGAAGAAGACATGAGTGATGATGAATACGATGCACTTCTTGATGAAGTCGAAGACGACGAAGAAGAAAATAAATAATTCATTTAAGTCAAAAGTAATAAAAGTATAAATAAAGCCAGTACAATGAAACAGTTTACTCAACTACGCGAACTCGCTGGAAGAATGCCCAAAGGCAAACATGTCTTTGATAAAAAGATTAAGGGTATTCAGATTATGATCCACAAGGATCTTGGTAAGTTTGTAGCTTATATCGATGGAGATAGGTTAGATTCCTATAATAGCCAAAGAGAAGCAGAGAAAGCTGCTACTGAATTTATAAAGGTATTAAAAAAATGAAACTGATTGCAGAATATACCGAAGCTAATCTTGAAG